CGTTCGGCATTTGGATCAGTGGGTGCCACGCCTCTGGCGTTGGCCTATAACAGTGCGGCGGTGGTCACGATCGGTGCCAGTGGTGCCATCACAGTGAACCCAGATGGTGGTTCACCTTTTACATTACCCACAACAGATGGGACAGTAGGTCAGGTGCTTGCCACGGATGGTGCGGGCAATGTCTCATTCACAGATCTTTCTATAGGAGATCTAGTAATAACTGGATCAACCATATCAGCACCAAGCAACGCCGACCTAACACTGTCCCCGGGCGGAACCGGCAAGGTAGTAATAGATGGATTGAGTTTCCCCACAGCAGATGGTTCTGCTGACCAGTTTCTCAAGACGGACGGTTCAGGAAACCTAAGTTTCGCCACAGTATCTACAAATTCTATATCACAGGGCAACTCAGACGTCACGGTCACAGATACGGGTACCGCCACCGTGTCAATTACCACCGACGGTACAAACATCGTGAATTTCACGACCGCACTGCCCATAGACGCCAGTAACTCGGACAAGGCCATAAGACTGCCAGTGGGAACGTCAGGACAGAGACCGGCGGGCTCACCGGGAATGATCCGTTACAACAGCACCACGGACAAGATCGAGGGCTACACCACCGCGGACGGTTGGGCCGAGTTTGGTGCCGCCGCTGGTGGTGGTGGTGACGAGTCGGGTGAGGCGGTACTGGGTATCGGCGTCAACTACAAGAACATAGACACGTTCACCACAGGCACCTATGACAGCGCATTCTACTACGCCATAACCAGGGACGAGACCAATGATGAGGTAAGCACCGCTAGGTACAGCCTGGTACACAATGATGCAGACGCTTTCGTCGCCACATCGCACGTCAACGAGTCCGATCCCACCAACGATTACATAACTGTTGACGCAGACATAGACAGCGGTACTGTGAGGCTCAGGGCCATAGGTACCAGTGACATCAACAGTGTCAGTTTTTACGAAATCCCACTGGGGGACAACACCACGGCCGGTACCACGGGCAACGTCACTAGATTTATCAACACAGATGTGGACTCTGCATCTGAGGTTATAGACAGTTTTGCCCTTTCCAGCATAAGGGGTGCCAAGTATTTCATCAGCACCAAGGACGATGCTTCCGGGGAGGTCAGCAACACAGAGGCCATCGTTGTGCATGATGGTTCCACGGCATACATCACGCAGTATGGAACGGTCAACGCCACCATAGGCAACAGGGACCTGATCACACTGACCGTGGAAGTTGACAGCACGGTGGTGTTGGTAAAGGCATCATCGGCGATCGCCAACGTCAGGGTAACCGGCTACAGGATAGCGTTGGGGGATTCGGAATCTGCCAGCACGGGTGATAACGTGAACATCGTGGCGGCAACCACGGTGAGTTCGGGTGCAACCGCCCTCGACACATTCCAATCCGATGTCTACACCGGTGCTTTCTACGTTGTTGTTGGATACAACGCCACCGAAGGCGCCGCCAGCATCAGCGAAGTGAGTGTTGTGACTAACGGCGGGGTGGCCTACGTTTCAACTGGACCGGTGCTCAGCACCAAGGAGTCAGATCAACTGTCATTCACGGCGGGCGTTTCAGGCACGACAGTGACGCTTAACGCGGCATCCACATCAGGATCCAGCACCACGGTCAACGCCTACAGGGTACACCTACTCAGAGGAGTAGCGCAGAAGTCTATGTGAGGGACGAAGCGGGCAACGTGACCAAGATATCTCCGCACAACGAGGCCGGTGAGTGGGAATACTACTCTAGGAATGTAAAGACCGGCAAGACCGTGAGGATCAACATGGAAGAGATGATCCGTGATATTGAAAAACTTACAGGTAAAACTTACATCAAAAACGATTAAACTATAAGATCCAATATAGTCTGCAACTTACCTTTTATACTTTTATTGTTAAGTGTGTTTCTCAATCCCATGTGTAGGTTCTTGGGCCAGCACTCAAACGCGGTCCAGCAGTAACCCGAATGTTCCTCATTGAGACTGGGTATGAATTCCGCGTCTATGGCTATGAGATATGTGTGGAAGAAGAACTTCTGATCGTTACTCGTGAACATCTCAAGTGGTATCACTTTCTTGAACTTGGGAGTGTCGCCCACTTCTTCTTGGATCTCACGTTTCAACCCTTCGAAAGCACTTTCGGTGTATTTTGCCTGTCCACCCACCAGACCCCACATTCCCGCAGTCTTCTTGTCCGTGCGTTGTAAGAACAGGAAACGCTTGGTGGCGGTGCTGTAGAACAGTGCGCCAGAACATACTATGTTTTCTTTCATATCGTATTATAACAACTTATGTATGTTTTATCAAGGGGTGGTTGCGTCGGTGCTGGCATTGTAATCTGATGAATTACCGTCTAACACTATGCTCCAATTACCCGCGGTGTACACACCCTCGTATGATTTGACCCATTCCGTGCCATTGAACCTGTACTGTATTCCGGTGTTTAGGTTGGTCACGTAGTGCTGTGTCGAATCTGGGTTTGAAGCGTCAAAGGCCACGTTCCATTTTGAAGTTGAACTGTTGTACTCTATGATGTCTCCCACACTAGCCACCAGTGTACCCCAGATGGTACTTTGGAAACTGGCGGTGCTGTCTCCCACATCGTTGATAACAAGATACCTGTCACCGTTCGCTGGTGTGCCTGGATCGAACGTGGCTGGGTTGACGATCTTCTTGACTGCGGTCAGTGAGTTGCTTGGTATGGTGTCTGAATCTATCGTGTACAGCAAGATCGTGTCATCCAATGTGGTTGTCGCTATTGTGCCGACGATCTCGTTGCCGTTGGGCTGGGTCAATCTTATCTGTGATGTGCCGTTTGTGACCTTGCCATACTGGTCCAACAACACCTTCCAGTTGACAGCCGGACCAAATGTCTCGAAGGGATCGTAGTTGCTTGGCTCGTTGGCTCCTGTGTGGAATCCATCTCCCCCGGATTTCACATTGACTCCTGTTGTTCCCAACAGCCTCAACTGATTTCCAGTGACCAACAGTCCAAAGTTGTTTGGTGTCACATAACTCCTAGACATCAATTCACCGTCGATTAATCCTTTGGCTATTCCGCCGTCGTCATCATATATGCTCATTATGATCTTCTGTACCACTCCCAGTTTCTTGACCTTAACAGGTGGTGATAACCATATTGGCATGCTGAATGTAAGTGTGGCCACGTCGATCTCTGAATCCGCACCCACTGGTATGGTCCTGGAACTGAATGTTGTCCCCGTCAGTTCAACATAACTTAGACTGGTCCAGTCTATGTAGTTGTCGGATTTCTGAATCTCAAAGTCTGGGTTGAACAGGTACAGTATCTGTTCCATTATCTGTAGTTTCTGGTCCGTGTTGGAACTCCATATGTCCGCCGTGACTTCCAACCTGAAAGGTGAAGGCATCACTTTCTCTATGGTGTAGCCCGCACCCAACTGATTGGTGTATTGTCCTGTCGACTCATCGTATGCGCGTTCCTTAAGATGCTGTTTCTCTATGTGGTAAGGATTCTGCATCCTCTCCCTGTCGTAGTTCAATTCCCTCACGTAACAGGCTATCTTTGGTGCGTAGGCCAGTGCGTTCTCGGAGTTATTACGTATGATGTTGGCCACTTGCCTGGTTGGATCTCCGTACACAACGGGCACTGCCCTGAGTTGGACCTGTCCATCTGAACCCCTGCCGGTCTCCACGGAGAAGTTACTCAATATCCTAATGAATTGAGTTAGGAATTTTCTGACTTGCCCTTCGTAAAAGTGTAACATCCTTAATTGTCAGCCTTTGGTTTCAACGCGTTCGTGAGTGCTTGTCTCTGTTCAACAGTCAATCCATTAATGGTCGAACTGGTCGAGTTGTTGACAAAACTTGTCTTGAAGTTTGCTCTTGAATCGTTGTTCGTAGTAGTTATTCTAACTGAATCCTCCACTTTAACCCATCTGGTACCATCGAATCGGAACAGTCTGTTTGGTAAGTAATCTAATCTCAAACAGTAATCACCTTTATCTACATTCGATGTTGGAAATGAAGTTTGTGCCACAGCATTAAATCCGTTTGGAGCCACACCGTCGCCATCATAATAGAAACCA